CCGGGTAGAGTCTGCCGGGTATCGGGTGGTATTCCACATCCACGACGAGATCGTCACAGAGGTCCCTGATGGTTCCGAGGCCGACCTGGAGCGGATTACAGGGCTCATGAGCCAGGTACCGGCCTGGGCCGCGGGGCTCCCTTTGAATGCGGAGGGCTGGGTAAACCCGTTCTTCAAGAAGGAGTAGGGCTATGAAAGAAAATAATTTCGTTGAGCTGCTGAAGGGTGTGTCCAACCCGGACGCACCCGCCCCGGCGGCCATGCGGGAACAGATTGAGTATATTGACATCGGCCTGATCGAGGGCGACCCCGGCAATTTTTATAATTTGACCCAACTGGAGGAACTGGCCTCCAACATCGCGGTGGTGGGTCTCCAGCAGCCCCTGCGGGTACGGACCTCTGAAAAGGACCCGGAGCGGGTGGTCGTGGTCTCTGGCCACCGCCGCCACGCTGCGCTGAAGCTGCTGATCAAGGAGGAGCGCAAGGACCTGCGGGAGGTCCCCTGTATCCGGGAGCATATCACGGGCTCCGCCGCCCTCCAGGAGCTGAGGCTGATCTACGGCAACCGGGATACGCGGGTGCTCTCCTCCGCTGAGTTGGCCAAACAGGCGGAGCGGGTAGAACTGCTGCTGTATCGGCTGAAGGAGGAGAGGTTTGAGTTTCCGGGCCGTATGCGGGACCATGTGGCCCAGGCATGTAAGATTTCAGCCCCCAAGCTGGCCCGGCTGAAGATCATCCGGGAGAAGCTGGTTCCGGAGTATATGGCTCTTTATGAGAAAGATAAACTGCCGGAACAGACTGCCTACGCGCTGGCCCGCCTGCCGGAGGATTTCCAGAAGCGGATGTACTCCGCTCTGCCGGATGTCCCCAGCGGCGCTACGGTCGAAAAGGTGCTGAGTAAGTACAACGAGGGCTGGCGGTGGGAGCCGCAGCTGACCTGTCCCGATGGCAAAGCCTGTAAGCG